ACTCGCCCGCAACAACATCTTTGTTATGTTGGAGACGAATACGGCGATCGCCTGACTTTACATAATCCCACACGGCTTTTTGTAGTTCGTCTGCGTCTGTCCATTCATCATGCGCATCTAAGCGATCGGGAATGTACATCGGGGCTAAAGTAAACTTTCTTTCTTCATCTGCCTTAATAACTTCTAGTTGTTTCTCAGCATTTTCGGCGCGACGCACGATTGATTCTGCCCATGATTTACCAGCGTCACCACCCCATGCTGCCCAAGAGACTCTGCCTGGACTTGGATAACCATCTTGACTTGGTTTGAATCCTTTTCCTTCTTGATCTTTTTTGTGGCGGATTAAAAATGAGTTCATTCGTCTAACTGTGCGCAAAGATACTGGGCGACCTGCTGCTAACTGTGCTGCGCGAGCGCGTCCAACATCGGTGAATCCGTCGCCTTGATGACCTTCTTTGATCCAAGCCAGTGCCCGCTTACCTTCTTGGATTACACCTGCGGGTGGAGTAAAGGTTTCATCCTCCGCGATCTTTAACATATCTTCAACTTCGACGCTTACTTGCTTAACAACATACTCGCGTCCCTCGTTAGTCAATACCTCACCTAACAAAAAGTTATCTCCGCCATTTTCCCAATCATCGACCATGCTGCGGATAACGGGATCGTTGGTTAATCCGAGTTCCTCGAGGTCAACTCCGTCAACTGCGATTTCCCACTTTGAGGAGGCTATCGCGCTCTCCCAATCAGGTTCAGAGGGTAAACGAATACCCATTTTTTTGAGTCCGTGAGACAACCAATGATGGCTTTCGATCAGGGTGTCTGAATCTGGAGAAGCATAAGTTTTATGAAACTTTTCGTGGAGTGAAACTAAATCTTGTTCTGTTGCCTTAACAACCGCGTCGGGAACATTCATATACAAGGCGCGTAGTTGAGCCACTGCGTCACTTCGTTTTTGATGGCATCCAACAACCTCTTTACTATCGGGCTTTTGTACTGCGTAGCCTGAGCAAGTTGGGTTGTCCGTGCTAATTTCGTATGGCATTTATTCCTCCGCCCTAAGTATCCACCAAACTAGGCGGGAAATGCTGTGGGAAACGCCTTCATAGCATTAGCCTGTGAGATCTCTGTCAGTGTACAGTCACCGCCGACAAACAACCGTGTCAAATTAGTCGTTGTTTCCCACGAACTTGTATTTTGTACCCATTCATCTTCGAATACCATATCATCTTCATATCTGTATTGATAAAGAGCATAGATTGAGTTGTCAATCTCTGCCTGAGCGAAGTATCTAGTCATTTTGCCTCCGCTTTGGATAATACCAGTTTACGAGACTTGTCCATTTCTGCGGGAAGTGGATCTCCGAGCAAGCGGACATCACCTGTTGGGAACTTGACCCCATCGGCTAAATCAACCATATCTTTATGCGCCCTTGATCGAACAACTGGATCGGAACTAACACGCATTTTCTCGTAAATCGGGTGCGTTTGATTTTTCAGTCTCAACGATTCAGGAGTGTGGAATTGTAACTCAAACTTTACGCCTGTTGGAGAAACTACTTGCGCGTTTACACCAAGATAAGGATTTCCTGCAACCCAGTTGTTGCGAGTCGTCACCTGATAGCCCTTACTTCTGAGATCGCCCACAACATTGTTGACGGTATCGACATATTCACCGCGCTTGGAAGTCATGGTGTACCGAACGCCATCGTGTATTTCTTTTGCAGCAACGGGCACATTTGTCTTTCTTGCTCGTTCTTCGATTTTTCTTGATAGTGAGGATTGAGTTTTTAATCTATTTTCTAAGCCAACCATTTTGCCTTTGTGTACTTTAGACAAGTCGATCATATCTTTAGTAATTTTTGGTTCTACTACACGGGCGGAATCTCGCAAGTTGTTGGCTGCCACATCTGACTGTCCTCGATTTGAACTTGTAGTGTTCCGTGGCTGCTTGAGATTGTAACCTTCATACTCGCCCGTTGCAGGAGTAGGTTGTTGAACGACTGCACTTGGTTCGGCGGGTATCAACAATGCCGTACAACGACAATTCGGATGAGCGGTTGGCATTAACTTACCAATCGAGAACTGTTCTTCCCAACCAACAATTTGTCCATTTAAGGCACTACATATTTCACAAGTTCTTTCGTCGGCTGCGGTGAGCCACCGTTTTTTACTGTTCGGAGCAATCAATCCTTGTTGATCCGCTTCCATCCAAGAAAGAAATCTTCCTTGATTCGCCGCTTCTGCCAATTCGGTTCGTGCGATTCTTTCAGCCCGTTGCCCCCATAATCTATCTCGATATTTCGTTCCCAACTTTTCGGCACGATCCACTGCTGCTTTGAAAGATAGACCTTTTAATGTTCCATCTTCAACTGTTTTATTGTAAAAGTTTTCCAGGGCTGTTGCCTGTCTTGAATCGAGACCGACTACGCGCTTTATTGATTCCCTCACTTGATCGGGATCTAAGTTTGAACGCAAGCCGTCTTGGATTATTTTCGAAACCGCTTGGCGAGAATACTCATTAACTTGCCGAATGGTCGATCCTGATCGAACTTGTGCCCAACCGATAGCGCGTGGATCTGTGAGATCAAACTTTGCTTCGTACTGCACACGACTTGGGAGTTTAGTGAGATTTAGATTGGCTGAAATAGCAACCTGCGCTGCCAAAGCCGTGACACTATCTTCCAATGAGGATGTGAATGAAGCCCACGGAACCTGATTAGCAGCCGATAAAGGATTTCCTGCGATCACTTCATTCATGATTCGACGAATTACATCGGGATTATTGACCTCGATGTTGAGTTTACGCAACGCATCGAGATACTGCCTAATTACTTTGCGTTCATTCGGTGTAAGTGAACCATCTCCGAGTTCCAACGGATCGTTGGGTTTCTTGGCTTTGAGAACATATCCCATTACAAAGTTTCTTCTATTACTGGCAATCCTGCTAGACCTCGCAAATACGCTTCTGTATCGGCGTTAGGTGTTATCGCTCCTGCTGTTATTAACTTAGATACATAATCGGCGATCTCAGCAAGTTCAACATGGCTTACTTCGCTGTATGTGATTTCAGGAGTTTTTTCTAACTTCATACCGTTCAAGGTCAACAATCTAGGGATAGCGTGTTGGTTAATTACTTCTGCTATGGATTTACATATCGCGTCAACCGCCATAGTCCATAGGTCGATCTTTGATGATCCGAGAGCAAATGAGCCTACTCGTTCATGTCCGAGAAGAATGAAGTCTGATAACACAGACATAGCGATTCTTTGGTCATAGCGAGAGATAACTTTGTCTGTATCAAACTGACGAGATCCACCTGTTGAGAGCAAAGTAATATCAAACAACTTGTTGCCGTTTTCGTTAAACACCTGTGGGAAAACGATACCTTCTTGCTCGTTGCGCTTTACATTTTGAACGATAGATTGAATCGCTGCTAGTACCGCTTGCTGATCGGCTGTTGCAGTTGAGGACAAATACTCAGGCGGTACATATGCCACTGGCAGACCTGCGAGATCGCGTTCGATACCAATTGCTTCGATTTCTTCAATGCGTGTCTTGAAATACCACGGGCGATAAGCAGTTCGGAGAAGTGATCTTCCTTCGGGGTTGTTCTTCTGTGTTGAAGTTCTAAACAACAACGCCTTTTCGATTGGAATACGGTGGATACCTGCGCCCCACGGATCAACTTGTTCGAATCCTTGAATACCACCGTCTTTATCAAACAACCAGTTGTTATGAGTTTCTTGCGCACGAATCGCCCATTTACGCCAACCTATTTTGCCATCACTAAAATTAGACTTCTTGGTTGGATCTGTTGAATCTCCACCGCGAATCTTGTAAACAATTTCTTGATAGGAGTATCCGAAAACAAGCATCGACAAGATACTTGATAGCGTTGAGTCCCAAGAGTCTGACATATCGTACAAACAAGATTGAATGAACTCCGCTGCTTCTCTATCCACTAATTCGTCGGATGTTGGATCTACTTTCCAATCCAAGCGCAGAATGATTTTTTCGATTGCATACAAAATAGATCCGACAACTGGATCATTGTCCGACATTTGACGGTAAACCTTTGCTCCGCGCTTACCACGCAAAGCAACGAGAAACTCCTCGTGAACCGTTCCACCGCTACGGCGGAGACCCGTCGATCCGAGTTCTGTTAAATCTACCTTTGCCATTTATACCTACTCGTCGTCTCGGTCGTCCATACTGGCTACCATTGT